GTCGCCGTGGCCTGTGGCCCAAGAGTGTTCCCGACTGGAGCGAGTCATGAGGTTGAGAAGTAACACCGACTGGGTGGCGCGGCTGGTGGCCAGCAGGATCTTTTCCGACGCTGATGCGTGGGTGATCGTGGAGCCGGTGCGCTGCGCGCTGCAGCGGCTGATCGACGGCCAGGGCGGCGGCAGCCTCAGTGACCTGGGCAAGGTGGGCTACGCCTTGAACCTCGCGTGGATTCGCAGCCGCAAGCAGCTGGACGAGTTCTCGATGCGCAGCCTCGAGGCCGCGGGCGGCGCGCTGGCCCTGTGCGAGCTGCGGTGCGAGGACGTTGGCGAATACATCTTGACAACCGAAGAGAAGGAGCTGGCATGCGCTGGTGTCAACCTCTACGAAATTATTTTGCGCGAGTGCTCATTGCTGCAGTGGGCCGAGGCCGAGAGCGACTTCCTCGCACACCTTGCGGAGGCGCGTACTGCAGCATGAAGCCACGCCGGCCGTTACTGTCGGTGCCCACCCGCACACTGGACACGGAGCTCGATGGGCTCCTGCGTCAGTGGTACGAGTATCAGAAGCGGTACCAGCTCACGCGGGGTTTCACGCGCGACGGCCGCACAACGGGCTCCTTCCAGACGCCTGGGCACATGGACTGGGCCAACGGCGCAGCCGACGCGCGCGCGGACGAACTGGTCATCGCTGCGGTGGACGCGGCGATCGCCCGCGTCCCGAACCTCGATGGCTGCCGATGGCGCACCGCCCTCGAGTTCCATGCCAGGAACCTCTACTACCGCATCAGCGTGTGGTACTCCCCGCTGCTGCCGGCGACGAAAGAAGAGCGCGACGTGCTGCTGCGCGAAGCGCTCAACCTGCTGGCGCACGAGCTGCGCAAGGAAGGGGTGATGGGATGGTGAGAGGAAGCAGCAAAAGGAGGAGGACCCCTCGATGAACGACAAGAAAGCCAACCCGCTGACAGCGCGGTATAGCCCAGTCGCCGCCGCGGCCGCCGCGCAGGTGCTGGTGGTGGAGCTCAGTGCGGCCGAGCGCGAGGCAGCGCTCAAGCTGCCGATCAAGCAGGCCATCCGGGAATGCGGCCCGGCCATTGCCGCGCAAGTGGCCGACGAGCTGCAGCTGGCCCTCGTGCGCGCGCGCGGCGGTGCCTTCGAGTCCGCCGAGGAGTTGGGTGCGTACGCTGGCCGAATCACGCTGCACCCCGACGCCGAAGTGGAAGAGGGACAGCGCGGCGAGGTGTACGTGCTTGACGGCGAACACCCGCTGCTGTGGGTCGGGCCTGTGCTGATCGAACGCATCGGCGAGCCTGGCGACGAGAGCCTGCGCGCCAGCCGGCCCGTGTACCACTTCCAGCCACCTCTTCCGCAAGAGAACGAAGCGGCGAACGACGCGGCCGATTAGCAAAGTATTGCCTTTATCCCGCATTGCGTGTATAAATGCGGTTGCCGCACCGGCAGCCGCGCCTCGGGTTTTCAGGGGCTAAGGACTGAAATGAACCTCTATCGCGTTTCCGAGCGCTGGGGCTACACGCCCCCAGCATTCGAGCCGGAGTTTGCCGGCACCCTCCAGCAAGCCAAGGACGTCATCACCACCCTGCTGCGTGATGACGCATCCCTGTCGAAAAACGCCTTCCTCGTGGAGCTGGTGGACTTTCCAACCGACAAGACTGCGCTGCTGGACTACCTGGCCGGCGAGCCGTTGAGGGTGCTGCGCGCTTGGACTTCGACGCCCCGCGGCGGGCTGCAGGAAGTGCAGGAGCCCGACGTCCGCCAAGGCGACGAAGAGCGCATCGAGCACGACGACACGCCGCACCTCGAAGACGGCCGCGACAACTGCAACGACGCCGGCACTGGCGAAGGCCAGTACCACGGGAGGATGTGAAATGCTGCAGCACGTTGAGATCCGCCACTTCCATCTTTTCGGCGCCATCGGTGGCGGCGCCAGGGGCTTCAACCGCGCGAAGGCTCGCGTGGGCAACCTGAGTGCCAAGTTCCGCTGCATCGGTAGCGTGGACGTCGACGCGGCCGCCAACCGCGACTTCTCCCGCCTCGTGGGCGTGCCGGCGACAACGCTGGATCTGTTCGACCGCGAGCAGTACATCGCCTTCCATGACCGCCAGCCGCCCGCGGACTGGCGCGAAGCCACTCCCCAGGACATTCAGCGTGCGGCCGGTGGCGAACACCCGCACATCATCTTCCTGAGCGCGCCGTGCAAGGGCTTCTCCGGCCTGCTGTCCGAAGGCAAGAGCAAGACCGACAAGTACCAGGCCTTGAACCGCCTGACGCTGCGCGGCGTGTGGCTTGCGCTCGAGGCCTTCAAGGACGACCCGGTGGAGCTGTTCGTGTTCGAGAACGTGCCCCGCATTGCCACCCGCGGCCGGCACCTGCTCGATCAGATCACTGGGCTGTTCCGGGCCTACGGCTACGCGGTGGCGGAAACGACGCACGACTGCGGCGAGATAGGCGGGCTGGCGCAGAGCCGCCGGCGCTTCCTGCTGGTGGCGCGGCACATCGAGAAGGTGCCGCCGTTCCTGTACCAGCCGGACAAGAAGCCGCTGCGTGCGGTGGGCGACGTGCTGGGCAAGATGCCGCTGCCGGGCGACGAGTGCGCCGGCGCCATGCACCGCATTCCGCGCTTGAACTGGAAGACCTGGGTGCGCCTGGCGTTCGTGGAGGCGGGCAGCGACTGGCGCAGTCTCAACAAGCTGGCCGTGGAGGACGGCATGCTGCGGGACTTCCTGCTCGTGCCCAGCAGCCACGAGGGCAGCGGCGGCTGGGGCGTGAATCGCTGGGAAGACCACGCGAAGCTGGTGGCCAGCCGCAGCGGCCCGAGCAACGGGCCGTTCAGCGTCGCCGACCCGCGGCACGCCGAGCGCGCCGAGCAGTTCGGGCAGTACGGCGTGAATGGCTGGAGCGAGAGCACGGGCGCCGTCATCGGCGTGAAGTCACCAGGGCAGGGCAAGTTCTCCGTTGCCGACCCGCGCCACACGGGCCCCGCCAAGCACTCCAACGAGTTCCGCATCGTGCAGTGGAACCGCGAGGCCCAGGCCGTGACCAGTGCGCACGGCAGCGGGCAGGCCGTGGCCGATCCGCGGCCGCCGGGTGAGTTCCAGAAGTGGCGCATGACGGATTGGGGCGAGCACTCCATCACCGTGATTGCCGGCAGCACCACCGGCCAGGGCGCTGTCGCCGTGGCCGATCCGCGGCCGGCCATGAACCGCGGCAAGGGCGACCACTACCTAACCGGCGGGCATTACGGCGTGGTGCCCTGGGACCGCCACAGCTACGCGGTGGCGTCCGCCGCCGGCCACGACAACGGGCATTGGAGCGTGGCGGATCCCCGCATGCCCACCGCGAACGAGAAGCTGGTGGCGATCATCCGCGCCCTGGATGGCACCTGGCACCGCCCGTTCACGACGCTGGAGCTCGCCGCCCTGCAGTCGCTGCTGGACCCGGAGGAGAGCTGGGTTCCGTGGCGCCTGCATGGCGAGAGTGATCAAGCCTGGCGCGAGCGCATCGGCAACGCGGTGCCGAGCAATGCCGCGCAGGCGATCGCCGAGGTGATGGGCGAAACGCTGCTGCTGGCCATGAGCGGCGAAACCTTCCTGCTGTCCTCGCGGCCGGTGTGGGTGCGGCCCGTGCAGATCGCGCTGAGCGTGCAGGGCTGAGTACCATGCCCACCATGGCCAACCACCCCAACCGTAGCCGGGCCCGCGTGCTGGAGCCTGGCGTCACCCCCACCCCGCAGGACGTCCGCGATGCGCGCGCGGCCGCCGGGCATTCCCAGTCGCTGGCCGCGGCCATCATCCACGGCACCCTACGCGCATGGCAGGGCTGGGAGGCCGACGAGAGCGCGCCCGACCACCGCCGCATGCACCCCGGCCTCTTCGAGCTCTACATGATCAAGACTGGGCAGTGGCCGCTGTAGGACGTTGCTCCAGCGCATCCGTAGGACCGACTTGATCAGGCATGTACGTCTATCGCTTGCGATGAGCAATACTTTGCTGCAAACTCAGCACCGGCGCGTTGCGGCGTGGTGAGGTACACACTCAGCAGCCCTCCGCTTCCTTGAAAGAAGCCCCGTCCTACACCGGCGGGGCTTTTTTGTTGGACAGCGCCAGCACGCTGGGTACCCGGGTTCGATCACCGGTGCTGGCTCCAAATTTCGCCCCGGGAGCTCGCCCCGGGTCGCGCTGCAGCAGGTTCCTGCGCGCGAGAAGATGCCTCGTGCCGCTGGAGCCCGGGCAAGCGAGTGATCCAGCGAAGGGCTGGGCGACCCTGCAGGCGAGGGGCTGGTCCCCCATGACCCTGTAAGCCTTGGCGCTCCAAGGGGCGCCAAGGTCAACGGCCCCAAGGGGCGCCATCAACTCCTCGGGGGGAACTGCGGTTCTTCCTTCGGCCCGCCGGCTCACCCCGGCGGGCTTTTTCTTTGTGCCTGGCGGATGCCGGCGGAAAGGAGCGCCTATGTCAGACACCTCGAGCTCCAACGCCACCCTGCTGGGGATCTTCATCGTGTGGATGGGGCCCACCCTGGGGCCTTACGCGCTGATCGTGTTTGCCGCGCTGGCCGGCGCTGGCCTGGCGCTGACGGTGGAGAAGCCCGGCAATTGGTGGGACGGCATCAGGTTCCTGGCGCTGTCGACCGTGATCGCGCTGCTGCTCACCGGCCCGCTCGCGTGGCTGGTGGAGAGGTACACGGAGGTCCCCGCAAACATCGCCCTGATCCCGGTAGCGGTGGCGATCGGCGTGGCCCGCACGAAGCTGGTTCCGTTCATCCACAAGCTACTGAGCGCACTTGCCGCGGGCGCCCGGCTAGCCCTTGAAGACGCGGACTCGACGCGAGGCAGGGAATGAAGACTTCTCTTCTCTTGATCCAGCTGGCGCTTGCCGCCGTCCTCATGGTGACTTGCTTTTGCCGTGCCAGAAAGACCGACGAGAACACGCATCGAGAGGTGCGCTGGGCGATCGTCTTCGAGGGTGTTGCAGGCGGGCTGATCTTCGGGGCGCCGATCATGCCGCTGGTGATGGTGCCGGGCGGTACCCGATGGGCGCCCAGCTGGCCGGCATGGTCGACGCCCGTGGAGTTCTGGCTGGTGCTGCTGCTGGCGGTGGTGCTGATGCAGCTGGCCACCGCGAGGCACTTGGCCAATGGCGCGGCACCCCAGCAGCTGCAGCGCACGGTGCACGCGCGAGGCGGCATCGTCTTCGCCGGCATGCTGCTCATGGTGGGGATGGCCAGCCAGCTGGCGGTGGCGCGCACGCCGACGCAGGAGGCAGCACTGTCGGCGCCGCAGGCGATACACGCGCCGATGTACCACCTCAAGCAAGGTCAGTCGGTGGAGTGCAACTCTCCGGAGGGCTGCTTCATCTTCACGCGCAGCGCGCTGGTGGACGAAATCACGAATTTCACCACCAAGGTATGCGGGCCGAAGTACCAGGGGACCGCACTGTGAGCGCGCTGCAGCTGACCGTGGTGCAGCTGGCACTGGCCACTGGCGCGCAGCGCTCGCGGGCCTCGGCGATGTTCGAGGGTCTGAACGACGCCATCGAGCTGTTCAACATCAACACCGAGGCCCGGGTGGGGATGCTCCTGACCAACGTGGGCCACGAAACCCTGCGCCTGCGCTACCTGAGCGAGGTGTGGGGCCCGACGAAGCAGCAGCGCCGCTACGAGCGCGACTTCACGAAGCCCTGGCCGTCGACGCCGGCCGAGGAAAAGCGCGCCCGGGACCGGGACCCGCACTTCGCCGCCAACCGGCTGGCCTGGGTCCTTGGCAACGACGCCAAGGGCGACGGCAAGCGCTACGCCGGGCACGGGTTCTTGCAGAACACCGGCAAGACGAACCACCGCCTTGCCACCCAGCGCCTGCGCAAGCGGCTGCCGATGCTGCAGGTGCCGGACTTCGAGCTGGCGCCCAGCCAGTTGGCAACGCCTTACTGGGGCTGGATGGCGGCAGCGGAATACGCCGAGCGCGTGGGCTGCTGGGAGGCGGCCGACGAGGGCCGCTTCGACAACTTCTGCGACCTGATCAACCTGGGCCGCGAAACCAGCGCCGAGGGCGACAGCAACGGCTACGAGGACCGCCTGGCCCTGTGGCAAGAGTTCAACGAGCGAGGCGGCCTGGCAGCCGCGTGAGGAAGGCCATGAACCACACCATGCCGATCGGGGCCGCAGTCGCCGCCCATGCCGCCACCGCCAAGCGCATCGAAGCGCCCACCCCGGTGCTCAAGCCCTTCCAGATCCGCGTGATCGAGGAAAAGGAACGGCTGGACGCCTGGGTGGACAAGACGGCCGATTTCCTCGCCAGCCCGGCCTGCAAGGCGGTGTCGGCCTTGGAGCGCGCGCGCATGCGCACCCAGCTGCGCCTGATGTGCGAGCTGTCCACCGTGCTGGGCGCGCGTATCGCGGCCTTCACGTCCCCTTCCCAACCCGCCTGAAAGGAGGCATCCCTTGTCTTACTCGCTTCACTCTGTCCGCGGCGCCACGAAGGCGCAGCTGCTCGCCGCCTTGGCCGCGGCCTTCGATGCGCAGGTGCTTCTCAACCAGCCGGTGCACCAGCATGACCGGGACGTGCACCTGGCGCACGTGGAGCGGCAGCTGGATCTGCTGCCCGAGGCTGGCCCGGGGGAGGAATACACCGCCAGCATGAGCGGCTACCTGTCCTGGCACCGCAACGACGCAGCCGGCCAGCCGGATCCCGCGTCCTTCACCAGTGCCGGCTTCGGCGGCAGCGTGGGCATCGTGCCCAAGGTGGCGCCCCAGGGCTGACCGATGGTCCGGCGCATCGTTGTCGCCCTGCTCGTGCTGGCCCTGGGTGCCGCCGTGATCTACGGGATCGTGGCGGGCTACGAGGGCTGGCGCGACTCGGTGCGCGCCGAGGGCGATCGGGCCGGCTACGGCCGCTGCAAGGGCGAGTGGAACACCGCGGACTTGAAGGCGGCCGACGTCACCGCCAAGGCCGTGGCCAAGGCCCGGGAGGAAGAACAGCAAGCCGCGGCGAAGGCCGCCCAGGGAGAACGTGATGCCCGAATCCGTGCGCAAGCCGAGGCCGAGCGCCAGGCTGCTGCTGCTCGCCGCGCCAAGTCTGCTGCTGACGGCCTGCATGGCGACCTTGCCGCCCTCGACGCCGCCGCAACAGCCGCCGGTGTCCCGACAGCTGCCGCCTGTCCCGGCGAGTTTGCAAAGCAGCGAGACAGCGCCATCCGCGCGCGAGCGGTTCTCGGATCGTGCGTCGCGGAATATCGCCTGCTGGCAGAGGATGCTGAGCGAGAGCGTGCCGGCCTCGAGCTGCGCTACAGCACGGCCCTAAGCTGGATCGGCGCCGTCACGCAGCAGGAGGCGCAGCAGCCATGAAGCTGCAGTGCGGGCGCGTGGACTGGGCCATGTTGCTGATGGTGGCGATCGCCATCACCGCGCTGGTGGCGATGATGGCCGGCACCGCCGGCTGGATGCTGGGCAGCTGGTGGGCGGGCCTGGGCACCGCCGTCTACGTCTACGGGTTGGTGTGGGGCTGGCTGACCGCCGAACGCTCGCCGCTGCGCAACCTGCTGTGGCGCACCTGGGGCTGGCCGCTGCGCCTCGTGCTGCTGGGAATCGCGCGCTTGTGCCCGGCCGGGCGCGTGGTCCCGAAGCCGCGGCCGATGCTGGACCTCCTGCAGCAGCAGGAGGAGGAGGAAACCCACCTATGACCACGATCAAGCACGCGGGCGCCTCGTGCCCGAAGTGCGGCGCAGCCTTTTGCGCCGAGTACGCGCAGCTGGGGCAAGCCGCCCGCTGGACCTGTCACGGCTGCGGCGCCGGCGGGGATCTCTTGGGCGACGTGTCCGCGCGTAAGGCCTTGCCAGTGCCTGTCGTGCCCGAGAAGCGCCCGCCGCCGTGGGCACGCAACCTGGGAAAGGGCTGACCATGCCGCAGCCGCTGGACCACCTGACCCGCGAGCAGCTCGAGGAGCGCCGCAACGAGCTCCATGTGGAGCTGGCCGCCGTGAACGACCAGCTGCAGCGCCGCAACTGGACGCGCAACGGCGACCTGGCTGCCGCGCGCCGCGCCGCATGGGATGCCGCCGGCACGCCCCTGGAGTGCTCTGACCTTTCGGCTTGAGCCGATCGCCGCAACACACATGGCCACCTCCAAGAAGACCCCCCAGTCCAAGAAGGCCCCCAAGCAGCAAGCCCGCGCAACCGGGAAGCGGGCGAAGCCCGCGCCCCAGGCACGGGGCGCAGCCGCCATGAAGGCCAAACCGCGTGCTACTACAGCACCCCAGCGTGCCAAGGCAGCACCCGCCACGAAGAAGAAGGCCGACCGCGTTGCAAGCGCACCGGCAGCCCTCAACCAGCCCGGCAAGCCCGGACGCCCGAGCAGCCACACCCCGGAAGTCGCCGCCGCACTGTGCGAGCTCCTCATGGGTGGTAAGACGTTACGCGAGGCCTGCGCCGTGGATGGCATGCCCAGCGTGTCGTCCGTAATGCGCTGGTTGCACGATGACGTGGCTGGATTTCGGCAACAGTACGCGCGCGCACGTGAGGTGCAGGCCGAGCTCGACGTGGACGATCAGGTGGCAATAGCCGACCACCCGCAGCGCTATGCCACGGTGAGCGTGCGCAAGGACGGCCAGGGCACCCTGATCCCGGTGCTGGTGGCGCTGGATCCGGCGGAAGTGGCCAACCGGCGCCTGGCGTGTGATGCCCGGCGCTGGCGCGCGTCCAAGATGGCGCCCAAGAAGTACGGCAGCCTGCTGGACAACGCCAACGGTGGCAGCCTGCCGATCGTGCTGGTGAACGACCTGACCGGCCGCAAGCCCCAGGGTGCGCCGCCGGCGGGCATCGAGCAGCCCCAGGCCGGTGAGCAGCAGGAGGGCGCAGCCCCTTGACCCAGGCTGCAGCGACCGGGGCCGTGAAGGCAGCCCCGACCCTCGGCGAACTGGGCATCAACTTGCCCACCCCGGTGTCCGCGGCGGCCGCGGCGACGGCCAGGCGCGAGCTGGGGCTGCCCGTGCAGGGCTTCCTGCCCGTGCCGGCCGGCATGGAGCACGCGCCGCGCATCGAGTTCCACTACCAGCCGCAGGGCGACGTCCTCGAGCAGTACATCCTCTCGCGCACGCGCCGCACCATGATCATGGGGCCGCTGGGCTCCGGCAAGACGAACGCCAGCTGCTGGAAGGCGTTTCGGATCATGTGCGCGCAGGAGCCCAACGCGCGCGGCATCCGCCAGACCCGCATCGTCGCTGTCCGCAACACCTACCCCGACCTATTCGGGACCACGGTGAAGGACTGGCTGGAAATGTTCGAGGGGCTGGGCCAGTTCAAGCAGGGCGGCAAGGAAGCCCCGACCCACTACATCCGGTTCCAGCTCGCGGACGGCACGATCGTGGAGTCCGAAATGATCTTCATGGCCCTCGACCGCGAGGACCACGTGAAGAAGCTGCGGGGCGTGCAGGCGACCGCGGCCTGGGTGAACGAGGCCAAGGAGATCCCCTTCTCGATCGTGTCCATGCTGGACTTGCGCATGGGCCGCTACCCCAAGGAGGTGTGGCCCACCTGGTACGGGATCTTCGGCGACACCAATGCGCCGGACACGGACCACTGGTACTACCGGATGGCCGAGGAAATGCGCCCGCAGGGCTGGCTGTTCCTCAAGCAGGCCGGTGGCGTGTACCGCAAGAGCCCGAACCATCCCTGGCAGGCCAACCCGCTCGCGGAGAACGTGCAGAACCTGCCGCGCGACTACTACCTGGGCGGCCTGCAGGGCAAGAGCGAGAACTGGATCAAGATCAACCTGGCCAACGAGTACGGCTACGTTGGCGACGGCCTGCCGGTGCACCCCGAATACGTCGACAGCGTGCACTGCCGCAGCTTCGAGCTCGTGCCGGGCCTGCCGATCCACATCGGCCTGGACTTCGGCCTCACGCCCGCGGCCATCATCGGGCAGCGCCTGCCCAATGGCGTGTGGCGGTGGCGCTTCGAGGTCGTCACCACCGACACCGGTGTGGGCCGCTTCGCCGGCATCCTCAAGCGCTTCATCGCCGAGAAGTGCCCGGGCTACACCATCGCCAGCATCACCGGCGACCCGGCCGGCAATCAGAAGCAGGCGGGCGACGACGAGGAGCGCACGGTCTTCCAGATCCTGGCGGCCAACGGCGTGATCGCCCAGCCCGCGCCTGGCAACAACGTGTTCTCCCTGCGCTGCGAGGCGGTGAACAAGCCCCTGCGCACCATGATCGACGGCGTGCCGCAGTTCCAGCTGCACCCGGACTGCCGGGTCACGCGCAAGGGCATGCAGGGCGCCTACAAGTACCGCCGCTTGAAGGTGGCGGGTGAAGAGCGCTACGAGCAGCACCCGGTCAAGAACGCTTTTTCGCACCCGTGCGAGGCAGGGCACTACCTGATGCTGGGCGGAGGCGAGGGCGAGGTGGTGCTCGAGGCCCACCCGCAGCAGCGCCAGGCCGAGGCCCGGGCCTACCGTGAGCAGCAGGACCTGGCGAGCCCCGCCACCGACGCGGAGGCCCTGGCCTTCCGTCGCACCTACCGGAGAGGACGCCGATGAACTACCAACCCCCACAGGGCTACGTGTCCGCCCCGATCAGCCCGATGAAGGCCTACGACGATCGGCCGGCCGACCAGTCGCGGGACTTCGCGGCCGCCGGCAGCTACAGCCTCTACGCCCTCGAGCGCATGCTGCGCGACTGCACCGAGCAGCCCGAGTGGCGCCTGCGCTCCAAGCTGTGCGCGGCCTACTACGACGGCAAGCAGCTGGACGAGCTGCGCCGCTGGAAGCTGGCCGAGGAGGACATTGACGAGCGGGTGGTCAACCTGATCCGCCCGATCATCAACGGCGTGCTGGGCCAGGAGGCGCGCAGCCGCACCGACGTGCGCATCGAGGCCGACGACGACGAGTTCGCCGACGTCGCCGAGGTGATCAGCGGCAAGCTGAAAGAGGCCGAGCGCGAAACCTACGCGCACCAGGCCGTGAGCGACGCCTACGCCTCCATGGTCAAGAAGGGCCTGGGCTGGCTGCACGTGGACCGCGTGGCCGATCCCCTGGCCTACCCGTACCGCTTCGAGCACGTCGAGAACGACTGCATTTGGTGGGACTGGCGCGGCATGGGCGGCAAGACCCGGCTGGACGACAAGTGCCGCTGGCTGGCGCGCATGGAAATGGTGGATCTTGACGAGGCGATCGCCGCGTACCCGAAGCACCGCGCCGTCCTCGAGCGCACCGTGGCCGGCTGGGAGGATCCGCGCATCGACACCGCGCACCTGCTGGGCGAGCCCGAGCAGTTCGAACTGGTAAGCGCTTACGAGAACGTCACCCGCTTCAACACGATGTGGAGGAAGTGGGACTGGGTGGACACCGCCCGGAAGATGGTGAAGCTGATCGAGGTGTGGTACCGCGTGCCGGCCCAGGCGGTGGTGCTGGTGCTGTCGCCCACCAGGCGCGTGGCCTACAACCCGAAGGACCCGCGGCACGTGGAGATTGTCAGCCGCGGCCTGTGCCCGATCGTCAAGGGCCCCACCAGTCAGGTGCGCCGCGCGCTCTATGCCGGCCCGCACCGCCTGCTGGACGAGGCCACGACCCGCAAGCACTTCCCGTACATCCCGCTGTTCGCCTACCGCGACGACGAGGACAAGAGCCCTTACGGCCTGATCGACGGAATGATCGCGCCGCAGGACGACTACAACGACCGCCGCCACCGTATCCAGTGGATGCTCAAGGCCCGGCAAATGTTCATCGACAACGATGCGGTCGACCCGAAGTTCAACACGATCGCCGAGGTGGCGGACGCCATCAACCGGCCGGACCTCGTGGCCGTGCTCAACGCCAACCGCCGCAACAAGGACAAGGGCATCCGCGTGGAGAGCCTGCT